AGATACGTGATACTGATTTGAATATCAAATGTAAGGAAAGAGAAGTGTTAAGGCTGCAACAAGATATAATGTATCTGCAAGCACTAGACTATAGCAAAGACATTGTAAGCGGAGGGCAACCAATCACATTTGAAGATAAGATAGCAAATATTGATGCACTATCAAATGAACTAATGAGGGAGTGGAGCGGCTACCTAAGAGAAAGGGAAAGAGCAAGATTTCTTATTAACGCAATATCTAGTGCCAAGCAAAAGGCGGTACTGATTGATAGATACATTAATTGTTACACATGGGAAAAGGTAGCAGAATTAATAGGGTGTTCGGTGCAAAACATTCACAATCTGCATAAGCGTGCAATTAGAAATTTTGAAGTAATTTTTAAAAAGGTTGATAGTATTTGACTATCAATTTATGGGATACTATACGTGGGCATGGATGAAGAGAACACTTTCAACAAGCCTCCTAGAAAAACTACACACTATTAAGGACTACATCATACACAGGTCGCACAACACAGTATGATGCGGTCCTTTTTAGTTTATAAGGGGTATTTGATGAAGCATAAAAGAATTACATCCAAGAAAACGATACAAGAAGTTCGCAAGCCATATTGTGAAATATGCGGACAAAGAACGAATATAGAACCGCATCATATTAATACACGTGGCAGTGGTGGTGGAGATATTAAGGAGAACTTAATACAACTCTGTACACAATGCCATATAAATACACACAGTGGACAATATCCAACTAAAGATGATTGCTTAAATAAAGTAGCAGAGCGTGAAGGTATTACATATGATGAAGCCTATGTAATAAATCGTAGAGCAATGGGATATGATGTATGACTAGAATATGTTGCAACAGGGATAGATGCCTTAATAATAAATATGGCATCTGTACTGCAGACACAATTGAATATGAGGGAATATGTCAAAGCTACATAACACAGAATGATGCAAGAAAAACTAATTGCGGATTATGTAGAAGGACACATGGGAAATTAAAGCGTAATAGCAATACGGTATTAAAGTAGAGGTGATGCAATGCTAAAAGCATGTAGCTATTGTGGAGGAATACATGAAGGAGAATGTCCACATAAGCCAAAGCGCAACTACAAGCAGGAGAATGCAAATGCATCTGATAGCAGAAGGAAAGAACGGAAGTTCAGAAGCAGTGTTGAATGGCAAGACTGCAGAAGAGATATATTAGATCGTGATAAACATCTATGTAGATTATGCTTGCACGAAGATAATTATATTAGTGTAGGGCAACGCTTAGATGTACATCACATTGAACCATTACACGAAGCATGGAAGAAGCGTACGGATGAAAAGAACTTGATTACATTATGCAAGATGCATCACTACAAAGCAGACCATGGAGAATACAAGAGGGAGTACTTGAAAAAAATAATTAGCACCCCCCCTACCATAAAATAATTTTTTTGCGAAAAAGTCCAAGACCGTACTGCTCACCACAATTTACACAATTTTCCCTAATGGGACATGCGTGCGCACGTGAATATATATTTATTTATATAGCAAGTATTCTATAAAGTCATAGCACGGAGGAAAGGAGGTGGACACATGAGAAAGGCTGTATCAGCAAGGACTACAAAGAAGCATTTAACAAAGGCAGAAAAAGAAAAACGTATAGCTGTAGAAAATGCGTTCATTGATGATGCGGAAATAGAACCGCCAAGCTATCTAACCAAAACACAATTAGAAGCATTTCATTTTATTGTTGATGCATTAAGGCAAGCTAAAGTATTAAGCCGATTAGATACACAAACAATTATTCAAGCTAGTGTAGCTATTGATATGTTACACACGGCAAATAAGCGTGTAGCCAAAAGACCGACACTTGCAATTGATAGAGAGTTTGTAGCGACACAAGAGAAGCTGGTGAGGACATATTTAAAATTATGTGATGAATTGTGTCTATCTCCACAATCTAGGGCGAAGCTTGGAGTACTTGTAGCTAATCAAAAAGAAGAAGAACAAGATCCATTGCTTAATGTACTGCAAGGGGGGAGTAGTTGATGCATAAAAAACATCCAGCCTACAAGTACGCAATGGATGTAGCAGAGGGCAAAGTCAATGCACCTAAATATGTCAAACTACAAGTAAAGGAATTTCTTACTATTGCTAATGGTAAGGATAGCCATTACATGATTGATGATAATAAAGTGCATACTATAGGCGAACTACTTAAACTAATGGTTATGCCTAAAGGTTTAAAAGCCAATTCTACTGTGTATGATGCAATGGCTGGCTTTCAATGGTTATTCATCATAGCTATTCTGTGTACTGTAGAACGTGATAACAAAGACAAAAGAAGATATGAAAACGCAATACTAGAAATATGTAGAAAGAACGGCAAGACATTCCTAATTGCTGTTCTTTTTATTTTGCTTTTCTTCATAGAACCTAAATTCTCTAAATTCTATTCAGTCGCTCCAGATGGTTCGCTATCTCGTGAGATTAAAACAGCTATTGAAGAGATAATCAGAAGTAGTCCAGCACTACTAGGGAAGATGAACGGCAAAGAAAAGTTTAAAATACTGCGTGATTATATCCATTGCAACATTACTGAAAACAGATATACACCTCTTAACTACTCAACAGGGCGGTTAGATGGTAAGTTGCCTAGTGTATTTCTTGTAGATGAAACAGGAGCATTGCCTAATACATATGCTATTGAAGCTATGAGGTCAGGGCAGTTGACGATATTAAACAAGCTAGGCTTCATTATTTCAACTAAATATCCTACACTTAATAACCCATTTGAAGATGAAGTAGACTATGCAAAGCGTGTATTGAATGGTGCGGTAGATGATGATAAGGTATTCGCTTTGTTATATGAACCAGATGATACAAAAGGCTGGGCAACGAACGATGAAGTGCTAGAGCAAAGCAATCCATTAGCCATTGAAATGGAAGAAATAATGGATGACTTAAAAGCTAAACGGCAAGTAGCCATAGAGATTGAAAGCAAGCGTGAGAACTTCATCACAAAGCATTGCAATATCATTTATAGCGGTGCTGGTAGTGAAAGCTTTGTGAACGTAGCCGATTTACAAAAAGGTGCTATAGATCATATCGACTGGAGCGGTAGAGAAGTATTTCTTGGTGTCGATTTAGCTATGACTACAGATAACTGTGCCGTATCTATGGTGGCATTTGATGAAGAAACAGAAAAGGTATACCTTGATGCGGTGGCATTTGTACCAGAAGATAGAATAGATGAGAAGTCAAAACTAGAACGTATTCCATACCGTGATTTTATTAACGCTGGATACTGCCTAGCGTGTGGCAATAGAACAGTAGATTATGGGGCAATCGAACGCTACATAATGCAAATAGAAGCCAAATATAGGGTTACTGTGATGGGTATCGGCTATGATAGGTATAATGCATTATCAACTGCACAAAAGTTAGAAGATGCTGGATATACGATGGTTGAAATCAAACAACATTCAAGCGTGTTACATCCTGCAACTAAATGGCTTGCAGAATTGGTAGCAGATGGCAATCTTGTCTATGAAAAAGGTAACAAATTACTAGAAATCAACTTTGAAAACTCACGATGTGTGTACGATACGAATATGAATAGGTATGTAAACAAGAAAAAATCAAGAGGTAAGGTTGATATGGTAGTAGCTGGCATCAATGCGATGTATTTGTTGCATCAAAATTATATGCTTAATAGTACCCTTGATTGGGTAGTGCAAATGTAGAAAGGGGGTGAAATATTGGGATTAATTAAAAATATCTTTGGTTTTGAGGTACGTGAAGAGTCTGTAGTGAATGAAAACTCATTCATTGATACGGCTGATGATGTAGATTTGGGACTCCCTAGCTTCGATGCAACAACACGAGTAACAAGACAACAAGCGTTAAGCGTGCCAGCGGTAGCAAGTGCGTTATTTTTGATTAGTGGTATTATTGCTGGTATTCCTATCAAGCTATATAGACGAGATGGCAATACTATTACAGAAATCACAGACGATGAACGCACAAAGCTATTGAATGTAGATACTAACTCTATATTGGGTTCGTTTGAAACAAAGCAAGCTATGATTAATGATCTAATCATGGAAGGTGCATGTTATTGCTACATAGGGAAAGATGGGAATAATGCTACATCATTACAATACTTGCCTAAATATCGTGTAAGTGTGCTTGATAATGGCAAACTAATTGATAGGACTGTACTATTCTTAGTAGATGGTAGCTATTACGATAACTTTAATATCATGCGTGCGGTTAGAAATAGCAACGATGGGGTGCATGGTAGAGGGTTATTAGACGATAACGCTACACAAATTTCTAGTATGTACAATGCACTTGTATATGAAAATGGTGTAATCAGCAAGGGTGTACGTAAAGGCTTCCTTAAATCAGAGGGGAGATTGACAGTCAAAGCACTTGAAGCACTCAAAAAAGCATGGCGAATGATGACGGCTAAGCTAGGCACTAGCGATGTAATTGTACTTAATAAGGGCATTACATTTGAAAGTGCTGATAGTACAGCCGTAGAAAACCAACTCAACGAAAGTAAACAAACAAATGCTGATTTAATTTATAAATTGTTTGGCTTTACTGACAAAACATTTATAGATGAGAAAGCATTTAATATTTTTGTTAAAACTACGATTATGCCAATCGTGAATTGCTTTGTTGAAGCTATCAATCGTTCAATGCTGCTTGAAACTGAAAAAGGAAATCTGTATTTTAGCTTAGATATGAATAATCTATTGAAAGCAGATATGCTTACACGTTTTAATGCATATAAGACTGCATTGGATAGCAACTGGATTAACGTTGATGAAATTCGTCAGCGTGAGGATTTATCTCCTATGGGTATAGACTTCGTAAGAATGAACCTTGCGAACGTATTCTATTATCCACAAACGAAGAAAGTGTATACACCAAATACTGGTGTACTTGGTGATTTAACTACACTAAAATCAACGAAAGGGGGTGAAAATAATGAAAATTGAAGTCCGTAATGGTGCAGTTACGATTGAAGGCTATGTAAATGTTACAGAGCGTTTAAGCAAGCCTATTCGTGATGTAAGGGGTAATTTTTTAGAAAAAGTACAAAGTGGTGCATTTAATTCTGCATTACAACGCAATAATAACGTAGAATTACGCTTCAACCACCGCAGAAAATTGGGAGACCAACAAGATGGTTCGCTTGAATTAAGAGAAGATAGCATTGGTTTATACGCAAAAGCTATTGTATCTGATGCGGAAGTTGTACAGCTTGCAGAAAATAGACAACTTAAAGGCTGGTCTTTTGGCTTTAGAAAACTAGAAGATGAGTGGGATAAACAGGAAAATATGCCTGAAATCCGCACATTGAAAGCTATTGATGTAAGTGAAGTTAGTATTTTATCTGTGAACCCTGCATATATTGCAACATCTATTAATGTACGAGCAGATGAAGGTGAAGATTTACTTGAGTGTAGATCTAATGAAACTGCAACTGGTACATTGGAATATGATATTGAAGAACGTAAGACTGATGATGATGAAGAAACCAGCAATCAGAAATATCATGACATTTTAAATAAATTAAATGATTAGCATCCACCATATGTGGGTGCTTTTTTAATGCAAAGAAAAGAGGATAGCATGAATTTTAAAAAACTTATTGAAAAACGTAATGGTTTAGTTGAAGAAATGAACAACCTTGTTAAAGCAGCAGATGAAGAAACTCGTGCATTGAACGAAGAAGAAACATCCAAATTTGAAGAACTTCGCAAAGAAGTAGCTGGCATCGACCGCACATTGGAACTTGCAAAAGAAGAACGCTCCATGATGTCTGTATCTAACGAAGAAGAACCTGTTAAAGCTGACGAAAAAGCAATGGCAAAAGCTGAAGAACGTGCATTTGCTAACTTCTTACGTAGTGGTGAAACTACATTCGCTGATACTGAAACTCGTGCAGATGTAAACCTTACTAAAGGCGACAATGGTGTGGTAATTCCATCCACAATTGCAGAACGCATCATTGGTACTGTTAAACGCATTGCACCGATCATTGAAAATTCTGACTTCTACGATGTAAAAGGTGATTTGGTATTCGCAGTTGAAGATGAGTCTACAAACAAAACAACATGTGCATATGTAGGCGAATTCCAAGAACTTGAAAGCACAAGCGGTAAATTCAAATCTGTTACATTAAAAGGCAATGTAGTAGGTGTATTGACTAAAGTATCTAAATCCTTAATCAATAACGCTGGCTTTGACATTGTTAACTATGTTGTAACTAAAGTAGCAGAAGCTATTGTAGTATTCTTAGAAAATGAAATGATTAATGGTACTGCTAAAATCCAAGGTTTGTTACAAGCTAAAAATATCGTTACTGCTGGTAGTGCAACTGCAATTACTGCTGATGATTTGATTGAACTTCAATTCAAAGTACCGCAAGCATATCGTGGTAATGGTGTATTCATCATGAACCCTGAAACATTTAAAGCGTGTGCTAAATTGAAAAATACGCAAGGTGAATACTTGCTTAATAAAGACCTTACAAATGGTTATGGCTATACATTGTTGGGCCGTCCTGTTTACGAATCTGACAATATGCCTAAAATTGCTACTAAAGCTAAAGTTGCAATCTATGCAGACCTTAAAGGTTATGCTACAAAAATTAGTGGTGAAAACTCTGAAATTTCTGTATTACAAGAACGCTTCTATACTCAATACGCAGTTGGTGTAGCTGGTTATGTTGAAGTTGACGGCAAAATTGTTGATGAACAACGTATTGCTACATTAGCAATGGCTTAATATCTATGAAGTACAAGGTGTTAGTTGGTTATAGTGGGGTAGTATCTGCCCCACTTGATAGCATTGTTGAGTATACAGACGAGGTAATCATCAATGATCTATTACAAGCTGGTTACATTGAACCTGTGAAACAAGCTAAAACCAAAAGCAAAAAGGCTGAAACAGAGGGGTAAACATGAAAGTTAGTGAGTTAAATCTTGATATTGTATCGAACTATATTCGTGTTGATGTTACGGCCGATACTAAACCTATCTTAGACATGGTATTATCTGCAGCAATTTCCTATTGTATGACATATATGGGGATAGCTGATAAGACTACACTTGATGATTATGAAGATATGCCTATTGCTGTATTGAGTTTGTGCGGTGAGTTTTATGACAATCGTACATTCACGGCCGTTGAAAATGCGGTGGTAAATCCTACGGCACAAGCTATCTTAGATAAGTATTCAATAAACTTATTATAGGTGAAATTATGTATAGAAAAGGTAGATTAAGCACTCTATTACAACATCAAGCAGAAATTCACGCTAACAGAAAATCAACTACTATGAATGAATTGGGGCAATATCCTATTGTTGATACAGTTATTGGCAATATGCATTGTGGTGTTATTCCACAGACTGGCGGTCTATTAAGTGGTAGAACGGCAGAAACTACACTTGCTAGGACTACACATAAGGTAGTGTGTAGGTATCGTAACGATATTGAGCCTGATATGTGGCTAATTATTGAGGGGCAGAAGTATAACATCTTGTATGTTATGGATCCGTACCTTAATAAAGAGCGATTAGAAATATTTACAGAGGTAGTAATATGATGAGCGTTGATATTGAAACAGAAGGGTTGAGTGAGTTTTCTCAAGAGTTGCTAGACCTAGCGACTAAAGACTTTCCAAAAGATACAAAAAACTTTTTGCAACGTGCTGGTAATAAGCTAAAGGCTAATGCCAAAAACAACTATAAAAGAGGTACTACACAAGGCACTAAGAACCTTATTAAAGGCCTTAAACGTGATAGAGCGTATAAGTATGGTAAGGAAGAGTGGCAAGTGCGTGTTAAGAATACCGCACCGCATGCGTGGTTAGTTGAACATGGACATGTGATGCTAGGTCATTCTGCACAAGGTAAACCTAAATTAATAGTTGGTAACACAGGGGAAGCCTTTGTAAGAGGGAAGAATGTAATGGGAAAAACTGCAAAAGCCTTTCCGTCAGAATATCAAGGGTTAGCGGAAGAATTTATTGATAAGATGCTTAATGAAAAAGGTTTAGGCTAGTGATAACTGCAGTTGAAATAGTAAAAGCATTAACAATAAAGTGCAGAGAATTGCTTCAATGTGATGTTAATGATAGAGATATTTCAGAGGGATTTACTAGACCATCATTTTTTATCGAGGTAGTAGACTTCAATAATGAAGATATAGGCGAAATCCTAAGAGGTGATACGCTTAATATCTACATTTATTACTTCAATGAAAAGCGTGAGATTGGCTATCTTAACTTACTCAAAGCAAGGGAAAGCTTGCGTGAGATGTTAGCAATGCCTGTTAGCGTAGCAGATGGATTTAGTATAACTGCATCTGATATAGTCGAAACAATCAATAAGGCTGATATGTCATATATCACTAACTTTGATGTAACGATCTATCAAAACAGACCAGAAGCAGATGCACCTTACATGGAAGAGTTGTCAGTCAACGGAGAGTTGCAAAAGTCAACAGAACAATAGTTATAGCATCCACCATATGTGGGTGCTATTTTTAATGGGTAAAAGGAGCATAACATGGCGATTGGCTTACCAAATATCGATATTGTCTTTTTACAAAAGGCAGTATCCGCAGTATTACGTTCTGAACGTGGTACTGCTTTAATTATCGTTAAAGACGATAAACAAACTGAAATTGGTTATGATGTATTCAAATTTGAAGCAGACATAACTGATAAAAAATACAATGCCGATACAATTAAATTGTTGAAGCGTTGCTTCTATGTGAATGTGAACAAGGTAGTAGTGTTACACGTTCCATCTAAAACAACTGCATTTGCAGATATTAAACAAGTATTAGACCGCATTAAATATAACTGGGCTTGTACTACTGTGGCAGAATGGCAAACAGACTTAGTGTCTTACACTAAAAGCCGTAATGTTATTTCTAAAGGTCGCAAAGTTAAATGCGTAGTTGCTAATGTAGCGGTGGCAGATGATAAACACGTTGTAAATATGAAAGGTAATTTTGTACATGAAGCTGATGCTGCAGCAGGCACTAATGTCAAAATGACCGATTATTTACCACGTATTACATCTATTTTGGCTAACTTACCAATGAACCGCAGTATCACATACTATGAATTGGAAGATTTAGACTATGTAGATAACTCTTATGTTACTGCAGAAAAAGATGTAAATAAATGGACTGATGAAGGTTGGCTATTGCTCATCAATGATGATGAAGATAACGTAGTGCGTGTAGGTCGTGGTGTTAACACATTGACTACATTCACATCTACTGATACAGAAGATATGCGTAAAATCATCATCGTTGAAAGTATGGACTTAATTCAAGAGGATTTGTACTCTACATTTAAAAAATACTATGTAGGCAAGTATAAAAACCACTTGGATAACCAATATTTGTTTATTTCTTCTGTAAACGCATATTTTAAATCTTTAACTAAAGTAGTTAACGGTGAAATTCTAGATCCAGAATATGACAATCATGCATTTGTTGATGTAGAAAATCAAAGACAAGCGTGGTTATCTGTAGGAAAAACAGAAGCAGAAGATTGGGATGAAGCGAAAGTTAAAGAAATGTCTTTCAAATCTACTGTATTCATTGCTGCAAAAGTAAAAATTCTTGATGCTATGGAAGATTTGTCCTTCCAAATTACTATGGAATAAGGGGGTAAAGTATGGCAAGTAAAGACATCCACAATCAAATCTTACGTGGACAATTCGGTAAGGTATGGATTGATGGCGAGTTATATGCAAATGTTAAATCTTTTGAAGCTAAAATCTCCCTTAAATATGAAGCGGTAGACATTAATGGCGAAATGGGTGTTCATCAACGCTTAGTAGGTTTTGAAGGTGCAGGAACATTGGTACTTCACAAAATCGATAGCCGTGTAGCACAAAAGATTGCTGGTAAAATCAAAAATGGTAGTGTACCAGATATTAAAATTGTATCTAAATTAACAGACCCAGATGTAAATGGTGCTGAACGTATTGAACTAACTGGTGTTACTTTGGACGAATTAACACATGGTTTTGAAAACAAAAAGGTACAAGAAGAAAGCTATCCTTTCAAATTTGCTGATTACAACTACTTAGACTTAATTCTTTAATATATGGGCGGTGCTTAATGCATCGCCTTTCCTTTTAATGTGAGGTGGATAATATATGGCTAAATTACAACTTGAAGATTTGCTTAACAGAAATATGCAAGAGGGTTTTCAATCTAAAGATGTATATGTAAAAGGTTTAGGCGGTGAGTTGACTGTAATTCATCAACCACTACCAACAGTATTGCGTATTATGGACGATATTAAGCAAGATGCAACGCTATCCACGGTGATGGATGCGATGGTACAACTCATCTATGCTTGCGTTCCTTTGTTTAAGAATAAAGAGTTACAAGCAAAATATGAATGTGCTGAACCTACAGATGTAGTGTATAAAGTCTTAAACGATAGCGTAGAAGATATTACTGCATTAGGTGAAGCAATCTTGGGCATGTATGGTATTGCAAATCCTGTTGAAGATGTAAAAAAGCAATAAGGGCGGACAGGGAACTGACTATGTTCCGCTATTATATGCAGAAAGGCCATACATTATCCTCGTTACTTGCATTAGATCCATTAGAACGCACGTTCTATTGTGCGTGCTTCGAATTGGATATGGAAGATATAGAAAGGGGCAATAATGGCTAAAAGTATTAACGTATTACTTAGTCTTAAAGACCAATTTACTGCACCTATGAAAAAGGCTGGGGAAAGTGCAAAAGACACAGAACGCAAGATGGTAGCCATGAAGAATAAGTTAAGTAATTTCGGTAACGGACTTAATAACAAATTCTTAGGTATTGCTGGTAGCATCGGTAAGATGGGATTAGCTATGTCAGGCTTGGGTGCATTCGCTAGTGTTGGTGCTATTGTTGACTATGGCAAGAAAGCACTTGATGTAGCAAAAAGTGCGGAACTATCTCAAACATTATTGCGTAATAGTTTGGCAAATAACAATTCATTGTATGATAAATCTGCACAGTCGCTAGATGCTGCACAAAAGCAATTAAACGAATATGCATCTAAATGGGGTCAAGTAGGGGTTATCTCTGCTGGCACTATTCGTGCTGGGTATACAGAACTTAATAAATGGAATGTTCCAGTTGATAAGGTAGATGGGTTATCTGAAGCCTTAACTAATTTAGTTGCTGGTAAATTTGGTATCAATGCTACGGCAGAAGATGCACAGTTAGCATCACAAGCAATCGGTAGAGCGTTTAATGGTGATGTAGCTGGCTTGACTAAGATGAAGATACCTTTAACAGAAGCACAAAAGCTAATCATCAAAAATGGTACAGAAGCAGAACGTTTGGCAACTATCAATGAAATAGTTAATGGTACATTCTCTAAACAGAATGAAATACTAGCTAATACACCAGATGGACAACTAAAACGAATGAAGAACCAACAGGCAGCATTAATGGCTACGATTGGTAAAGGTCTATTGCCTATGCAAAAGGCATTTATTGATATGGTTAGCACGATAATGCCTGTAGTTGCACCTGTAATACAAGACATATTCGGACTGTTTAGCGGTGCATTTACATGGATAGCACAGGTTATCACAGAAAACAAAGAAACAATTAAGACAAATCTAACAGAAGGTATGAACGTAGTTAAAAGCGTTTTATCCACTTTAGGTAGTGTTATTAAGTGGTGTGTTGATAATCTTGGGTTCTTAGTGCCTGTTCTAAAAGTAGTTGTAGCTGGGTTCGTTGCTTTCAATGTAATATCTAGCATCTTACCTATATTGTTATCTATATTTAGTGGCTTTATGACTGTAGTAAAAATTGTAAGAGTATTGAATATGCTAATGATTGCAAATCCTATGGTGTTTGCATTATATGCCGTGATAGCTGCTATTGCGTTATTAATTTATAACTGGGATACAGTAAAAGAGGTAGCAATAGGTGTATGGGATGCAATTTCAAGTTATGCCAGCGAATTGTGGGAAAGCCTAGTAAGTGGATGTACTGAATTTGTAAATGGTGTTATAGAGGTTGTTACACCTATCTATAACCGCTTCATGGAAATTATGAGCCCTATCTTAGATGGTGTTATGCAAATCTTCAACGGCATCATTGATTTCATTGTAGGTGTATTCACAGGTAACTGGGATATGGCCTTTAGTGGTTTAGTCCAAATCTTTAATGGTTACTTTGGAATTATCAAGTCCATTGCACAGGATGTGCTTGGCTGGGTTCAAGATAAATTACAATGGGCTGGCGAAAAAATCGATGCTATTAAAGAGGGTGGAGCATGGCTATATAACAATACTATAGGCCGTGTAACTGGTGAACATAATGCAACTGGTACAGAGTACTGGAAAGGTGGAGCAACATATGTCAACGAAAATCAACGTGGCGAAATTATCAATCTACCGAATGGATCACAAGTAATTCCACACGACGAAAGCATGAAACAATTAGCAAGTGGCCGTGGCAATGTAACAGTCAATGTAACAGTACAAGGCAACGTGATTGGCAATGAAGATTTCATGGATGCGTGTGGTAGACACGTTACAGATAAAGTAATGTTAGCTATGGGTAATATGTAGGGGGTGTGAAATGAGCTTTCAAGACAACGCTAAAAGCGTAATGAAGCAACGCTTAATGACGAAACAAGCTGACTTGCAAAAGTTAGCAGTAACTCGTGCTACTAAGTTTGCTGATAAAATTTCACATGGTCTAGTCGGTAAGATTTTAGATTATGCCGAACGAAAACCAACTACAGATATTGTGTTTCACTCTGAATTAACAGATGAATACATTACATTGCCTGTAGTACCTAACCCATTACCTACGATTAGTGAACCACAAACAAACGAAACATTTAATGGTCTTAGAGGTGATATTAAACTTATAGGGCCTTTAGGGTTACGAACACTAAGCCTAGATAATATCCTATTACCTGTGAATAAGGATTATTCTTTTATTCGTGGTAATGGTACAGACGGCTTGCAATGTTTACAATTCTTTCAAGCACAACGGCAGATGAAAGCCGTGATGCGGATATGCATCATTCAATCTGATGGTAATGAAATCCTTAATATGCCATGTGTCATTAATGATCTATCATACACATATGACAAAATTGGCGATATTAAAGCCACAATAGGGATTGAGGAATATGTATATACTAATACATCAACAACGGCTCAATCTTCAACTGGTGGCGAAAATAAGGCTACAGATACAAAGACTACTGATAGTAAGGCGGTTAAGAAATGAAGTTACAGTATACGAACACAACCAAAGGTAAAGATGGTAAAGATGTTACTGAAACACGTGAAATTACCGCCTATACGAATAACTATCAAAGGTCAGATGGTATTGATACACTAGGTCAAGAGTTTACCTTTGATTTAGCAGATAACCCTTTTGATTTTAACCTTATGGGCACACGGCTTGCGATTGGTGGCAAGATTGAGTTTAGTAACCAATTAAGCAACAATAATAAGAGCGCTACAACGCAGCTTAACGAAGAGCAACAGGAACAAGTAGTGTTCCAAGGAATTGTAGTAGCAGAAAAACAAAGCGGTGCTAACAAATATAGTTATACTTGCTTTGACTACTGCTTCTATCTCAATAAGTCAGAGATAGAAATTCAATTCAATGGTGTTAGTGGTCTTGAAGCTATCAAAAAGGTATGCAGTGAGAATAACGTGCCTTTAGGTAATGTGGCTGACATTAAGACGAATATCAAGAAGATATATCAAGGTGAAACAGTATCTGATGTTATCAAGGATATTATCAAGCAAGCCACAGAAGAAACTGGCTATAAATACCGCTTAGAATACCGAGATGGCAAGATACACGTTGAGGACTACAAGGATTTAGTGCTTGATAAGGTTATCACTCAACCTATTAACAATTACTCAAGAGATTTAAGCATGGAAGATATGCGGAATAGCATCGTAGCCATATCTCAAAAGGAAAAGAGTACATCTGTTAAGTCAACTATTCAAGATGATGAAAGTATCAAGAAATACGGCTTAATTAAAAAGATTGTTAAGGTTGATAATAAGAAACAAGCACAGACTGCACAAATTGCTAAAAAGACCATTCAAGATACTAATAAGGTAGCTGAAAAATTAAACCTAACATTATTAGGTGATGATACAGTAAGGAGTGGTCGCATTATTATCATTGATGATTACACAGTAGACATACACGATAAATTCATAGTAGAAAACTGCAAACATAATTATGGAGTTAATCATACTATGACATTAGATCTAAAGCGTGTAACGAAAGAACTTGATACAAGCAAGTACGCAACAAGTACTACTACAACTGTTACACCTAATGCTACAAATAGTACTGCTAATGCAACACAAGTTGATGCTGGTATGAACGCACTCAACGGATATGAGAGTGTATATCGTGATAATGGGTGCGTAGATGTGGCGGTTAAGGCTGGCTCATACTATAGTCCATTCTTGAAGCAACAGGCGGATATTGGCACGGCTAATGTAGATACATTAGTTAATAATGCTCAAAGTGCTGGATATAAGGTGGAAGCCTTTGATGGCTATGCTAAAAAAGGCGATATCTTAGTATATGGTAATAACCAACACGTTATTATTTCTGATGGTGCTGGCGGTGGTTTTGGTAATAGTAGTAGCGAAGGACACGCTAAGTTTTATTCTGATGCTAATAACGCATGGCACACAAACGAAGTACCATCTAAAGTAATTAGAATGTCATAAGGGGGTATATATGGAAGAATGGCACAGTCAGATGGCTTCTATGTTTAAAGATAGAACCAACCCTATACGGATAGGTGCTTGCCTTGGAGAGGTTATCAGTACTTCACCATGGAAGGTAGCTATCAAAGATGGGAAGTTTATGATAGATGCATCTAATGGATATGTATGCTTTCAGTTAATTCACCATATCACTACCTACTCTTATAGACATAGTGGCAAAATGACACACAAAGGGTGCCCAGCTGGGCCTAAATCTGATTACGATGCACAGGGCGAAGGTAAGATAGTGCTTGATGAATTATGGAAAGCTGGCGATAAAGTACTTGTTATTCCAGATGAAAACGAGCAACACTTCTTTATCGTTGATATTGTGAAAGAGGGGGTATGATGTTTCCTACAGATTACAACTTCACTAATTCCATTCAATCTACGAAAACTGCTACGAACGCACAACATAAAGTGGGGCGGTCATTTAAGTTTGACTATAAGACACACCGCTTTGTATTTGAGGACGGCCGCAATGTAGAAGATACGCAGATTGAAGCAATAAAACAATGGATTGAGTTATTTATTCGTACTGAAATGAAGAAATACTTAATCTATAGTGATAGCTTTGGGTTAGATCTAACTAAGCTATTAGGGTACAGATTGCCACGAGCATATAAAGTATCTGAAATAAAAAGAAGAATAACCGAAGGTATCATGAACAAAGTACCATGTGTTGTAGCTGTCAAAGATTGGCAATTCAACGCTGGTATTTTTTATTTCACAGTAGTTACTAATACAGGGGAAGAGGTGAAGATAGAACATGAATTCGAATTATAGTGTTGATAGCATCCATAATACGATGCTTGAAAACATTGATGATGCGTATCAGAAAACGGAAGGCTTTCCTACGTATGACATAACAAGAGGTGAAGCATTTGCTTTACTTGAACTGTGGAAGAAGGCGGAAGAAATTGAACGCAAACAAAACGTGGACAACTTAACAGGTGATGAACTAACAAGGGTAGTATTCCAACGTAAAGGAACACAACGCAAGTTAGCTACTAAGGCAGTATGTAACCTACGTATTGTAGATGGTAACGGCACTATCCATGAGGGTGATTTATTTGAAAGCGAAAGCGGTATTCAATACGAGTCGCTAGAAAACAAGGATGTAGTAGATAACTCTATCATCAAAATAAGATGCACTAAAGCTGGTGCAGTTGGTAATGTTCCTAAAGGTACAATAACACAAATGCCTATTACTATTGCTGGTATCAATGCAGTTATTAATGATGATGCTGCAAAAGGTGGCGAAAATGAGGAAGCAGACGATGATTTGCGTGAACGCTACTATGAAGAGTTAAGAGAGCCAGCTACGAGTGGCAATGATTACCACTACAAGCAATGGGCCAAAGAGGTCGAAGGTGTAGGCGAAGCTAATGTAATAGGCTTATGGAATGGCAATAATACTGTTAAAGTGATTGTTATTAATTCCGATAGAAAGGCTGCTAGTACCGATTTAGTTAAGCGTGTACAAGATTACATAGACCCAGAGAGCAAAGGTATTGGTGAAGGTCAAGCACCAATTGGTGCGCATTGTACTGTAGTTAGTGCTACAGAAGTGCCAATCAATATTGATGCTAGAGGTGTACAACACACTACAACGGCTACTAAATCCACTATTACAAATGATATTACCGAAGCAGTAACCGCTTACCTAAAGAAGATAGCCTTTAAACAAAACTATGTATCAGTCGCACAGATTAGTAACATTATCATTGATAATGCTGGTGTTACTGATTATGAAAGCGTAACTGTAAATGGGCAGACAACTAAAATTAATCTAACGAATGAACAAGTTGCCGTATTAGGTACAGTTAGCGTGGCTTTAAATGACTAATACAGATTTCAAAGAGTATGCATTAAAAGCCATTAATAAGATGTATCGTAATGATCCATGGGTTCGTGAATTATATCAAGCAGCTGGCTTACAACTGCAAGATATAGATGAACTACTAGATGTATTGCTAGATAACGGCTTCTTTGATGCGGTAGGTGAACGTGGGTTAAAGGTCTACGAAAAAGATTTAGGTATCAAAGGTGATGGCTCAATTGAACAACGCAGAGCCATTGTGCAAATGCTATGGAATAACAATGGCAAGTGTACGCTAGATAGAATTAGGGCAATCGTTAAAACATTCGTTCTTGATGATGTAGATGTTCAGTTTGAAGATGGTGTATTGAAGTTAGAGTTTAACAACTCATCCTTTGTATATGCTATACCACAAATTAGAAGCAACTTGACTGTAGTTAAACCTTCACATATTGGATTAAGTATTAATGATGTACATAGCGTTGATACTGAATTATATGCTGGTAGCATTGTTACTACGTTTGAAACAACAACTATCAATCCTATGGTTGGATTTAATTCAACGCTAGAAGATGCATCTATAGTGGCTGGTGTGTATATCACTAAAGCTAATGTAATTAATCGTATTAATTGTTAAGGGGGTAAATAATGCCTAGTCAATATCCACAGAACGTGGTTACTAAAAATGGTTTGGCAATGATTGCTGAAAGTGTTGCCACACGTAAAAACTTAATATTTACACGTGTAGTAGTAGGTGATGGAGATGCTACAGGTCGCAATTTTAATGATATGACATCTGTAATTTCTCCAAAAATGGAATTGCCAGTAACAAGCGGTGTAAACGAGGGGAACGGTCAATACTTAATTACGGCTACGTTATCCAACAATACTTTAAATGTAGGCTTCTTCCCACGTGAAGTTGGACTATATGCAAAAGTTGACGGTAAAACAGAAATGCTATATAGCTATACAAATGGTGGGAACAATGTTGGTTATGTTCCAGATAAGACTACACCAATTGATAGTGAGATTTATAAGATTAGAACAGTAATTGGTAATGCTAAAAACATTACTATTAATATGTCAGACAGTACATTTGTTACTAAAGGTGAACTGGATAGATATGTTTCAATTACATCCGGTGGCTATTTCAAAGATGTAAACAAAACTAATGCTGGCATGTCATTCATTAAAGGCGATAATACATCTAAAATAATTGATTTTATCACATCTAATTACAATGATAGTGATACTAATAAAGTGCTTAATTTATCAACGCTAAAAAGTCTATTAGGGCAAGGTGCTATTGTAGCATCTAAACTAACTGGCAATGGCGGATATGTAAAGTTTGCTAATGGGTTTGCTATCCAATGGGGAATTGGTGGACAAGATAATGTAACGAAAACAGAAGTTACATTCCCAATTAGATTTACTACATTGTTTATGGCTAATGCTATTGATGCATACTGGACTGGCTCAGACACTCCTAGGTACTTTGCAAATTCTGCCAACGAAAGTAGCGATACAAAAGCTGTATTTGTTGCAAGTGATAGATATGCAGCATCGTATTACTGGTTTGCACTAGGCATGGCATAAGGGAAGGGGAAAACACATGAACCAATATGTATTTGTATTAAATGAACAAGGTGAACGCATTACATCTTTTGTTGATAATATGATTAGCAAAGATGAATTACTAGATCATGCTAAAAAAGAATGGCCAGATGCAGAGGATTATATTTACTCTGCAGACGGCGATAGTATGCTAGATGAATTTATGAAAGGTAAGCTTTATGTAAATGGTGAGTTCGTAATACCGCAACCAAAAGAACCAACTAAGGCTGAACAAATTGTAGAAATTAAAAATTACTATGATAAACGATTTGATGCACTTGATAAAGCAGTATTGCGTAGACGATTAGCTAATGCAGATATTAGTGATTTGCAAGCACAATATAAAACTTTACAAGCTGAAATGGTTGCTAAAATTAAGGCGGTGAAATAATGGAAGAAATCAAAAGCAATGTACCTGTAATGCGTTTTTGTGAATATTGTTGGGCCACTTTAAATGAAAATGGCACTTGCCCTACAGAGGGTTGTATTCATAATGATCTAATGGATTTAGAAGAGGATGATGCGGATGTTACCAGTCCAACACAACTTTAATGTAATTAAAGGAGAAGCAATCACTCTAAATGTGGGATATACAAATGCAGTAGATAGTGAAAGCCTATTTGCGTGTGTTAGAAAATATCCAACTGATGAGGAGTACAAGGCAAAGTTTGATGTGGCAGTATCACAAGAGGGGTTAGAAGGTGATGAGTTAAGTAAAATTATCTTAACCTTGGATACAAACACATTAGACTATGGCAAGTACTATTGGGATTTATTCCTATGGAGTGGTGAAAAGCCTATTAAATGTCTGATAAAAGGTGAAATAACAATAGTTGAAGGCATCAGCAATAGGGGGAAATAATATGAGTGATGAAAATATTCATATAAAGTCTAATGATGATGATAAAATCATTGTCAAAGATAATACCCAAATTATTAAATTGCAAGGGCCGAAGGGTGAACCAGGAGAGCAAGGACCTCCTGGTCCTCCTGGACCTCCAGGCGAACCTGGTCGAAATGGTAATGACGGCGAACAAGGGTTGCAAGGTATTCAAGGTATTCAAGGACCACCTGGTAAAGACGGAAAGCCATTTACTTATGATATGTTCACACAGG